AGGTCTTTGCTCATCTGCAGTGGTGGGGGGGTGTAATTCATATGCTTGTTATTTGCTGACCTTTGGCAAACGGGATTTAGCGCGCAGCTTGGGGGTGTATCTTTTGCCATCAGCCACCAGCTGTGCTTCCTTGCAAAACCTACCCACTGTATCCTTTGAGCAGCCAGCCAGGGGTGCTATCTTATAGATAGGCCAGCCCTTCTTAATGAGTGGTGGCACGATCTGCATCAACTTTTCCCTGCACACATCTTTTCTATAGGGCTGCTGGTGATGCCAATCAATGGCCAGCAGCTCTACATATTTATAAGCTGAACACTCAGTGAGTGCCTGGCCTTTCCAGACCAGCCTGCCAGCCAGGTCAGATCTGGTGATGCGCTCAGCATTGGCCTGCTCAATGATGGGCTTGAAGGCCATCAGCCTTTGATGCAGCAGTGGGCTTACCAAGTGGCCATTGGGTGCTACCACTTTGCTTTGGGGGTTTCGTTTCTTCATAGGTTTATAGGGTAGATTATTTATCCCACCTGATCTTCACCAGGGTGGGGTGGCGCATTGAGCCATTGGGGGTGATCTCCTGGCACTGCACTTCAGCCACCTTGCCAATGTAAAGGTGGGGCTGGTCACTGATAGCCAGGCGCAGCTCATCACTCAGGCCAGATCCAACAGCCACCACTGTGCCCAGGTAATTAATCAGCAGCGCGCCAGCTGCACCATCAAACCTACCCTTCCCAGGGACAAAGCCCACAATGGGGCAATCATAGGTTTCAGATCCCTTCAGCTTGATCCAGGCTTTGCTGCGCTTGCCCTGGTAATAGGGGGCTTCTATGTCCTTAAGCACCACACCTTCCCAGCCCAGGCTGATAGCCTTCTGCACCAGGGCTTCAGGATCAATGCAGCTGGTGGTGATGGTATCAAAGATGGGCACTTGCTTGATCCTTTCAGATGAGTGCAGGCCAGCCTTATCAAAGGCATCAGTGATGGCCTTCCTTCTGTCCAGGTAAGGCACACCATCAGTGGCCACCCAGCCTTCTACCCAGGGCAGATCAAAGATGGCAAAGATACCATCAGCATCTGTGTCATCCTTCTTCATCAGCTTGCCAGCCCCATCATAGAAGCCAGCACCAGCAATGGCTTCACCATCAAAGCTGCAGGGCTTGCCAATGGCAGCACCCAGCTTGAGCAGATCAGGCGCGCAGCTACCCAGGGTGGTAAGGGGGTGGCCGTTTCTGGTCTGGAATGTCACCCACCCTTGGGCTGCATCCACTGTGGCAATCACCCTGATGCCATCCAGCTTTGGCTCAATAGCCCAGAAGCGATCACCCAGGGTATCCAGATTGGGCAGGCTGGTGGCCAGCATAGGGCTGAAGATCTTAAGCTGCATAGGTCACTTGCGCTTGGATGTGAACAGGGCACACAGGCTGATGCCCAGCACAATGGGGATCAGGATGGTGAGGAAGAAAAGCACCAGGCCATCAATGCCTTGGCTGTAATCCTGGGGTGACAGGGGCTTGTCATAAGCAGCCCTGTGATTTGCGGGGGTGGTGGTGTGGTTTTTCATAGGGGAAAGATTAAGCCCAGATGCCAACAGCCTTATCCCAGCTGCCAACAGTGCAGCCCTTGCGCACCAGGCCGCACTCATTATAAGAAGCTTCCCTGGTGTAAGTGCGCAGGGAAGCAGGCAGAAGCCTGTAGCACTTATGGCCACCCTGGATCAGCTTCCAATACCTTAGCTGCTCAAGGTGCTTCTTCTGGATATCCAGGGCATCAAGCCACATCTGGGTATAGGGGGGGCAATAAGCTATCAAAGCCAGGTCAGATACCTTGGCCATCTCCAGCTTTGCCACCCAGAAGGGGGCTGCATATTCCAGCTGCTGCATTGTCCAGGTCTTGAGATCAGCACGATTGGCAGGGGCGTGGGGCTGGGGCATTTGGTTTGTCATAGGTGTGATGATATGTGGGTGAGAGTGATGGGAATGATCAGGCATTTTTAAGCTTAACAAGCTCAGCAGAAATCTGAAGAAATTGCTTTTGCAGCTCCTTATGCTTCTTACTGCCTTTGGCATAATCCTGCATTTTTGCCCAGATGAAGATATATTTTTCATCAAGGGCTTTGATCTGTTCAGCAATGGTGATTTCGTTTTTCATAGGTGGTATTTGGTGTGACCCCCACACCTTAGGCAAATGATGTGCCACCTGTCCAGCCCTAAAAGCAAATCATTTTAAGGTATCCCTGGCCTTATGCCTGGTGGCCTGCCTTTTCCGCAGCCAGATCACCTTGGCCAGCCTACCAGCCTTGGCCGTTTCCCCTGCTTTGGTGGCCTTCCTAAGCCATTTGGCTAGGTCAGGCAGGCTTGGCCTAGGGCTGGGGTGCATAGGGGGCTTAGAAGGCCAGCCAGCTGGGTGGGGTGCAAGCCTTCACTTCTGCCCCCTATCCCCAAAGCCCAGCCCCTTCCAGGCCAGCGCGCCCCCAATCAGGATACAGCTCACAAATAAGCCCAGGCTGAAATCCCTGCAATTCACCAGGGCTTGCTTGGCACTGTTCAGATTTCTTTCTAGGTTCTTATCATCAGCCACAAAGGTCTGCCCTGGCTGATCAGTGATCAGGAGTGCCATCACATTGCTATCTTGCAGGCTGTCTAAAATAAATTGGGCTGTGAAGTAAACAGTGGCAGCGCAGCACCCAGATATGATGATGCTACCCACCACAGCAATCAAGAGATTGGCAGGGTGCATCCCCCAGATCCTGGGCTGTGTTTCACTTCCTGCCATTGCGTTTTGTCTTAGCTTTCTTGGTGGCCTTCTTCAAGCCTGCTTTGGCTTCATTCACTTTGCCCTTCATCTTAGCTTCCAGAAATTGCAGGGTATAGTTTAGGATTTCAGGGCTGGCAAAGCCTGCTATGCCACAGATGCACACCCTAAGGTTTTCACTCTGCACATAATCCCTGGCAGCAAAGTTAACGAAATAGGCAGTGACCATAGCAGCTGCACCTGATCGCAGCATATATCCCCAGGATGGCCGATCTGTGCTGAGCAGCTGGCGCGCGATCATAGCTGCACCCCCAAGCATTGCACTGATCACCCCCTGCTTTAGTGCCTCATCCCCTGTGATACTTTCAAAGCCTGCTGATGGTGCTGCGCTCATTGTTCAGTGGGGGTAGGTGGCTCAGTGGGCTGGGTGGTGATTGTCTCTACCTTTGCACCTGGAGTCAGTAGGGCTTTGACCATCACCCAGGTCTTTACCCCCAGCACCAGGAGTGCCTGCAAGCTGGCCAGCCCCAGGGTGACACCAATCACCCAGGGGAAATAAGTGCTTTCAATTACCCAGGGCAGGGCAGATGTAAGAGCGCCACCCAGGATCACCAGGGCAGCAGACCACTTAGACACCCCAATGAAGTGGCCAAAGGCCAACAGGCCAACACCCAGGGCAAGCATACCAGCACCCAGGCCAGCCAGGATCAGCACCCTTTTCTCTTTGGCAGCAGCATCCAGCTCAAGCTGCTTATCATCACAGTGCTGCTTCAAGGCTGAGATTTCCAGCTGTGCCTGCTTCTGCTGGGCTTCCATCTTTGTCCAAAGGCCATCAAGCTCACCCTTGAGCTTCTGCCCATAGGCCACTGCCTCAGCTATGGCTTTGGGATCAGCAGCCTGCGCGCGCTGCCTGGCAAATGCCACATCACCTTCTGGGGCATTGGGCAAATAGGCTGCAGCAATAGACAGCTCAGCTTCCACCTTGGCAGGCTGGCCTTCCTTATTGGCTTCCCTGGCTACCTGGACAGAAGCAGCCACCCTGTGATCAGCTTTGTCTAGCTTGTCACCAAAGACCTGGGTGGTCTGCTCACCTGGTTCAGCCTGGGGTGTTGGCAGATCTTCCTTGGGCTGGCAGGATTGGAACAAAGCCAGCAGGCCAATCAGTGCCAGGCGCATTGGCTTACTTCTTAGCAGCAGCCAGCACAGCCTTGGCCTTTTCTTCAGCAGCCTTTAGCTTGGTAATATTGTTTCGATAGACCAGGATGCCTGTGGCCGCGCCTAAGAGGTAACAGGTGACAGATGTGATGAGCAGGATCATAGAGATTATTTTAATTTAAGCTGGGCAATCTTTGCATCTACCTGGGCAAGAGTGCCCACATAGGAAAGGTATGCAGTGAAGTAGCGCACAGGCTTGGTGGCCGTTGCCTTCAGGATAATCTTGCTGCCATTGTGAAGCAGGATGGTCTGCCCCTGGCTGGCCGTAACATTGTAGGGCTGGCCGTCACTGCCAGGGATGATAGGATTGGAAGGCATAGGATTAAGGATAATTGATGGGGATTGTGCCCTTGATGCCGTTAAACTTTATATAGATGTAAACATCAGCAGGGAAGGTGTCATATGTGGTGGTATATGTCCAATCTGCTGTGGTAGAAACAGAACCCTTTGCATCCTGTGAAATTGAACCATCAGCATTTTCCACATAGACTGTAGCAGCACTAGCAATGTATGCGCTGACAGGCTTAAAAGTTATAGTCCATTCACCAGGTGATGGAGAAGTGCCTGTGAACACACTGCCTTTGACATTTGCTATGGCAAATATGTCACCGAAATTTGCACCAGCCACAGGTGCAGTGGTGATCACTGTGCTGTCAGGGAAGGTTACACCTGTGGTGCTGATAGACAGAGTGCTGCCACCACCTGTAATTGTTACACCTGTGGGGGCAATAGATGTATTGTAAGAAGATCCAGAAACAGAAACTTCATCATAAGCAATGAAAGCGTTTTGGGTGTTGTCACCTGTCATCTGCACACCAAAGCCCCAGCCAGCCACTTCACTGTCATAGGTGGCATCAGCAATCTGCAATGTGCTGTCTAAAATGATTGGCTGGAAAGCCCCACTATACCAATTGCCCAAGTGACCACCCTGCCAATTAAGCTCATACCCCACAGCACAGATCAGGCTGATGCCATTGTAACCACCTGTGCTATTATCAAATGTGCCCTTGGTAATATTCTGCAAGCCTACTGCATCAAAGGTGATTGCACCTGTCATTGTGCCACCAGCCAGGGGAAGGAAAGAACCACCCCCGCCACCAGCAGCAATGGCTGCATCTGTTTCTGCAATGCTGTAAACATCCAGATTTGCGCGCGCAGTGACAACGCTGGTCACATCAGATAGGTCATTTGCCTGGCGCAGATAACGGCCATCACCTGTTGCCTCAGTCAGCACAGGATCAAGGGTGACTGCATTGACTGTGGTTTCATCTACCACAGATGAGCGCAGGGTGCAGGGGATTTGCAGGATGGTCTGGGTATCAGTGCCATCAGCAATCTCTACTTCCAGGGTGGTCTGGATGCTTTCAGCCCCATCAAGATAGCTGATTGCATTGGCCGTATTGATATCCAGATCACCTTCAAAGCCAGCAAAGGAAAGCAGGCCAGCACTGCCACCTGTCAGGCCACCAGCTCCTGGCTCAGCTGTAACAGTGATATCATAGGCATAAGCCCCCACCTGTTGCACACTGACCTTATCCAGCAGGGCATCTTTGCTCAGTGCGTTTTGCACTTCAAGGGCAGTGCTGCCCACAGCAATTGCTGATGTGCTTACATCTGTGCCTGTGTCTGCATCAAAGCCCAGGGTGAAAGTGCCAGCCTTAGGGTCAGGGCTGATGCTTGCGCGATAAGTGGCGCGCGCACCATCCCAGGCAGAAAGCACAGAAGTGCTGATTGTGCTTGGGGTGATGGCCGTGAAGCTTGTGGCCAGGGCAGCGACATTCTGCTGCAAATGCACCAGCACGATCTCAGGGGTGGTGGCATCACCTTCCTGCAGGACAGAAATGCCAACAGTGCTGAGGGGGATGAGCGCGCTGCCATCACCTGTGAAAGCACCCCTGCTGCCATTGTTGACAAATTTGATGGCATAATTGTCACCTGTCTTGCTGACTGTCACCCCACCAGCAGCTGTAATGCTGGCCAAAGCATTAAGGTCAGTTTGAAGATTTGCAGCTGTGACAGCATAGCTTTGATTTGATGTAGTATTCCCACCAAAGGTAAGGTGGAAATGGCCAGATGTAGGGCTGGCATCAATAGCACCAATGGCCACCTTGATCCCTGGAGTGCCAAGGCCAGCCACTTCCTGGCGGGGGTAAGTGCCCAGCCCTGTCTGCTCAATAAAGTAAATGCGCAGCTTGGCCATATCACCCAGGAAGAAGCTGGGATTGCTGATGGGGCTGGTGCTGCTGTAAGTGGCATAGGCCAGCCCAGCAGACACATCAATGAACAGGCTTTGGGTGGTAGGTAATGGCATCGGCTTCTAAAATTGCTGATAGGTCAATCAGTGGCATCTGGGGAAACAGACCTTAAGACCAGCCCACCAAATTGCACCCAGGTATCCAGGCCACCATTGATTTGATGTGTGACCACATTGGTGGGCAGAGTAGTGCCAGCCATCAAAGCTTCATAAGATGATTGAAGGGCTACCACCACAATGGGGATTTCACTGACTGTGGCAGCATTGACCTGGTAGCTGTAGCCAAAAGGCGCGCCAGGATCTGCCACCCATTGGGCTGTGCTGGTCAGCACTTCAAAGAACCCTGTATAAGTGCGGCCAATAAACCAGGGGTGATCTAGGAGCAGCATCTGATTTAGTGGCCACTCTGTCTGGTAAGGCACATACCCAGAAGGGGGTGTGGTGGGCACTGATCCAGGGATGCCAGGATTGCCTGAGGTATAGCCATTGATCCCATCATTGGGGGTAACATACCTAACACCTGGGGCATATTGTGGTTCATAGGCATAAAAGACCTGGCTGCAATTGCACCCCAGATACATCTCACCATTGGGCAAAGGGATGGGTGCAAACATCAAAGCAGCTGGAGTAGCTGCCAATGAGCTGCTTGCCCCCTGGCCTGTATAGCCATCACTGAAATAATTAGACGCGCTGCTGTAGGCATCAGCATCATAGCTGACCACAGGGGATTGGATGGCTGTGTGCAGTGGCCTTAATACCAGACGCATCCCATTGGTGGTGCTGGCTGGCTCATAAAGCGACCAGGTGCGGAAGCTTGCCCCATCCACTTCCACAGCTGGGCTGGCTGTGCCCCCTGTGTGCCTGTCATTCTTCTGATACACCAGGCCATTGAGCTGCACAATTGATGCGCTGGTGGCTGCTGGTGTGCCCCATACAGGTGGGCTTTCAGTCAGCCTGGCATAATACCCATTGGGATAATAATCAGACATTGAACCAATACCAATATGCCCCTGATGGGGATGTGGCTACCCTGGCAGTGATCAAGCTGGCGCGCACCAGCTGGCTGATCTGCAGGCTGTTGCCTGTCTTTGTCACTGAAGCAAGGGCAAGATGCCCCAGGCTGGCTGTGTCAGCTGGCAAGGTGGCAGCAAATAATATTTCAACAGTGGCTGGAAAGGGTGTGCCACTTGCCCTGGTAGCTTTCAGATAGATATACCCTGTGGCACTTACTGCCAGCTGTGGGATGGTAGCTGCATCAATGAAATTGCCCCCAATCGTTGGGATCACTTTGTTTACCGATCCAGGCTGCACAGACACAGCAGGGGCTGTGGCACTGATGGCATTGGTGTAAACCTCAAGGGCAGCGCGCTTCCTGCCTGGGGTGTCCACATTTAGGCTGTAGCCCTTGCTATCACTTGTGAAGGTGTAGCCCACACCTGGCTGCAGCTTGCTCATTAATTGTGTGTTTCGTAGATGAAGCTATGCCAGCCACCTGTGGCCACCCTGAAGGTAAAGCGCACTTTATACACATTGGCATAAAGCTCATAATTGCAGGATGTCAGCAGGCCATATCTGATGTGATAAGCACTGATGGGCTTAAGCACAGGGGGTATGATCATATCAGCTGCACCAGGGATTGTGTTGAATGTCTTGCCCACCATCTTCTGATTATTCAGCAGGATTTCCTTACTGTTTGTATAGTAAGTGCCTGAAAATTGTAGGTCTGGTGCAAGGTAGCTTTTCACCCCCACCAGGGCATTTGACAGCGCAGCTGCATTGGTAAGAGGGAAAGCCCTATCAGCAATATCCCAGCCCAGATCCTTAAGGGGTTTGCCTGATGTGCCAGCCTTGCCTGTGGCAAAGTTAGGATGCACTTCAATGGGCTGAGTGCTTAGGGCTGTATCACCAGACACCATCACCCTGGTCATCTGGCCTGCAGCCAGGCCAACATAATCAGCTGAGATCGTGGCCAGGTCATTATCATTGATTGAATAGGTGGCCTTATGGCAAAGCAGACGGCCATCCTTTGGGTGGGCTTCATTCTCCTTGGGCTTCTTTGACTCAGCAGAGTTAGCATCACAGATGAAGGTCAGCCTGGATGTGAGCAGGCCAAAGCCATCATTCTCAATTGTCCAGCCAGGCTGGAGCTGTGGGGTGGTGAGCTTATCACCCTGATATTTTTTGGCCATAGGTTAGACAGTGAACATTGATTGATTGGGATCTTTAGTGAAATCCACACCCTGCATTTTGCCAGATGCGATTTCCTCGCGCAGCTCCACCACTGCCTTGAGGATTTCCTTCTCGGTTTCAGCAATGCTTTTAAGGTATTCAGGAGCAGGATCAGATGGGATGAATTCACCTGCCATAGCACCCCCGATTTCTCGCAGGCTGGACACAGTAAGCTTGGCATTTTTGGCAGCTTCCTTGGCCTTATCATCCTTTACCTTCTGGGCTTCATCAAGATCCTGGGCTGTGCGCTTGGCATCATTCTTTGCAGCTGCTTCCTTATCCTTTTCCAGATCGGCCTGGCCTTTTGCAATGTCAGTCAAAGCCAAAGCCACAGCTTCTGCATTAAGCCTTTCCATTTCCAATTCAGTAAGGGCTGCAGCTGAGCCAGCACCAGCTGCAGATCTAGCCAGGGCTGCAGCTTCCCTGCGTTTCTTAAGGATGGCCAGCACTTCTTCTTGTGCCTTAAGGTCTTTTGCTGCAGATGCAGGGCTAAGCACAATGCCACCAGCTGTAGTGCCTTCAGCTGCTCTTTCACCAGCCCTAGCCAGCACTCCTGCCACTTCAGGATCACTACTTTCAAGGAAAATTCTTGTGGCTTCTGTCGCAGCAATTGCAGCCTGCTCCCTGTTCTTTGCCTGCTGCTCCCTGCGCTTCTTTTCCTCAATTAAAGTAATCTGATCCTGGCTGATGCCTGGATCTTCACCATACCCATTGGCAATCTGCTGTGCCTTGAGCAGCACAGGGATAAGGTCTGCAGCACTCTTGCCCAGCATTGTGGTGGCCAAGGCCATCCTGTCTGTGTTGGAAGATGCACCACCCATAGCAATGCCCATTGCTTCAATAACCTGGATGGGCTTAAGCATACCAGCTGCAATCTGCTCAGCTGAGAAGCCCAAGGCAGTCAGCATCTTTTCCTGCGCGCTGCCACTGATGGTGGCCTGATCAATGATGTCAGTGACCTCACTAAATAGCTTGGCCACCTTATTAACCCCAATGCCACTTGCCTCAGCTGCCTTGCTAAGCCTTAGAAATTCATCAGTGGCCACACCAATATCTGCAGCCTTATCTGAAATCCCTGTGTAAGCTTCAATAGACTCAGAAACCTTCTTCTTCTGGGCTTCAATGGCTTCACCAATCATTGATATTCCTGTATGCACTAGGGTAAGTGGCGCAGCAAAAGACAAGAAGCCTTTGGCTAGGTCTGTGCCTAGGTTCTTAATCTTCTTTTGCACTGTCTCCACAGCCCTGGATGCCTGATCCCTGGCTGAAATTGTGAAAGAAAGGTCGTTACTCATTGTGCTTCTTGGCTTCTAATTCTGCCAGATGGTCAATCAATTCTTCATCATCTGTGGTGAGGATATCCAGCTTAGCCCCCTGCTGGATATTGAAGGCAGTGGCCAGCCATAGGGCTTTTGCCTCAGGCATATTGAGCGCATCACTGTAGCTCATCCCATTTCTGACCAGGGTGGCCAGGATGCTAAGCTGCCAGGGGATTGAGCTTTCCCCGCTGCTGGCTTTCTTTTCGTAAAACTTGGGATAAGATCCCTGCTGGTTTATGTGCTTAACGAAAGCCAGGGATGCCTCAGCCATCCTGGGCTTGGATAGGGTAAGCACTAAAGCCTTCCATTTGTCGGCCAGGGTAAAGCCATCAATGCTTTCATCTGCACAGATCTTGATGGCCAGCAGCAGATCTGTGGGAGTGAGCTCCTTATCCTGCGCCACATAGGGGCTGGCAATTCCCTCCAGGAAGATCCTGTGCTTTAGGCAGAAGGGCTTAAGCTTCTTGCCCAGGATGGATGTGCCTGAGGGGGTGAGGAAGGCACTGAAAAATCTAAGGTCTGCCATTACAGCAGACCTTAAGAAGCCCAGCCTGGAAGGTCAATCTGCCTTAAGCAGATGTGACCTTTTCGTATTGTGCAGCTGTAACACTGATGCGCATAAAGCCCTTGGCTTCCCCGCGCTCCTCAATCTGGGTGATGTGCCCACTAAACGCATACCCATTACCTGTGAAATCAATCTTAGTGCCAATTGTAACAGCATAGGCTGAAGGCACAAGACCTTCCACAGTCAGATTTTTGCGCTCATCTGAATAGCGTATTGCAATCACTTCACCTAGGGCATTTGTCACTTCATCAGCATTACCATAGCTAATGCTGGTGGTATAGCTTTGAACAGTTAAGCCTGTCACAGTGCCAGCTGTGCCATAAATGTGGGCTGTGCCCTGTGTCTTAATTGCCATTGGTATAGTGGTTTAATAATGCACCAAAGGTCAAACACACCATCAGGTGTTACTCAGGCAGATCAGCACATCAAAGGCCAGGGTGGTCATAAAGGCGCGCTCACCCCTGCCTTCATCCAGGCTGGTCTGTGTCACATCATAGCAAGTGGCATCCCCAATGGTGACATAGCTGGCCTTGATGGTGGCCAGGTCATTCATCAGCCCCATCACATCCTGGGAAGCTTCCCTGTGGGTGGCAATGGTGTCATCATCAATGCTATTGAAGATGCCAATATTGACCTTGCACACATAATTGCCCAAGCCCTGGGAGATCTCACCAGGGTAGGCTGCACTCTCACAGCTCACAATGATGCTGGGCAGCTCAAGCTCAGTGGCTGCTTGGCCTTTAAAGATTGTATAACCATTAAGGGCAGCTTCTGCATCAAGCACAGCAGCCAGGGCATCTTCAGTGATATTCAGTGGGGATTTGGATGGCATAAAGTGTTAGGTAGGTGATCTGCCTGTGTTGGCTTTCTCAATAGCAATCCGCATAAAATGACGCATCCTAGCAGACATTTTTCCAGCGCGCACACCAATCACAAAACGCCTAGTGCCTGCGAGGTAGCCCACCCCAAAGATATTGCCCAGGTCATTGCGCACTGTCATATGCACATCATTGGCTGCTCCATTAAAGATATTAAGCCCCACAGATCCGTGGCCTGCAGGGTGACGGGAAACCCAGGTGGGCATCTTACGCAGGCCAAATTTCTTTTCCACCCCATTGATCTTAGGTGTGCCAATCTTATTAATGGCAGAAATCCAGCCTGCCTTCATAAAGCCTACCCTAAGCTGTCTGGTCTTAATGTATCTTTCAATAATCTGGATGGACGCAAAGTGGGGCTGCTCACCCTTCACCTGGCCTGTGATTGGATCTCGGCCACCATTCTTTCTGATGCGTCCTTTATACATCTTTCTGATGCGATCGTGGCGCGCCTTCAATGCACTGTCATTTTCAATGATGCCAATGCGTCTGCCACCAAATCTGCCAAATAGATTTTGGGCGCGTTTAAAGGCGCGCTCAGGGTTTGTATCCTGCCAGATCTTCATTGCCAGCCCCTGTGTCTTTGGTGGCTTGCCCATCCTCCACTTGGTAAATTTGGCCAAGCTATTCTTCTTTGACCCCATAGCTGAAGCCAGGGTTTTGCTATCCTCACCCACCACTGTCAGCACATCATTTGCAACAGCCCAATTGCCCCAATGCTCAGCAATCTTCTTATCACCCTTGCCACCTAGCTTGCCATTAAGTGGTGGGCTGAAATCAATGGCAGCGCGACAGGTCAAAGCCCCTTCCTCTTTTACCAGGTCAATGCTCATCTGTTTTGTGTAAGCACCAAAATCAGCATACACCTTTGTAAGCTGCGCGTGTAGGTTTCGATTAACTGTGATGATGATATCAGACATAGCTTATCTGGTATTTTCATCCACCACTGTCAGCTGCACCCAGGCAGATCCAGGCTTTCTGAAAGGCTTGCTGGTGATCCTGAAGATACGGCCAGCCCAGGTGAGCTTCTTGCCAAAGGCCATATCAGCTGAAGCAGCCAGGGCTGCAGCTGTGGCTGGGATCTTCACTGTGGTGCTGATCTGATCCATCAGGCCACCAGCATCCAGGGTAGGATTTAGGGTGGCATCAGATACCATAGCTGGGAAAGTGTTAGCCCCAATGGTCACTGTCTGCCCAGCTTCAGCTGTCATAGCTGTGGCATCAGCCAACATCATTGCAATTAAAGCTGCATCCATATCAATGCACCAAAGGTCTATTAGCTTTGCTGGCATACAGGGCTGGCTGGCTGTGCCACCTGGCTTGCCCCAGGAAGCCTTTGCCCTGGCTACCCCTGACCAGGATACCCACCAAAGCAGAAAGCCCCCGCCAGGGTAATCTGGCGGGGGCTGGGTGCTTAGCTGTTGGCCTGCTGGGTGCGGGGGTGTCTGGTGTTATCCAGGTGGAAGTGGACAATCCACTGCTGGCCATTGGTGTCATCCTTTGCCCAGGTGTCTGCCCTTCCTCCGCAGCTCCATTTGTAGTTTCTGCCTTCCCCAATCCAGGTGGCCACTGCCTCAGCCTTCTCCTTGGCCGTAGCCAGGGGGCAGCTTGAGTAGGTAGCCCAAGCCCAATTGCCACCACCCCTGACATTATCAGGGATGAAAGGACAGGCTGGGCTGGCTGGTTTCGGGGAAGCCTCTGCAGGCTTGGTGGTGATCTTGCGTTTTGTCATTGTGTGTTTTGGTTTGTATCCCTGGCAGGCTTGCGCCTGGCCAGAAAGGTAATCACCACCATCAGCTGTCAAAGATCAGAGTGATATGCTGTCTATCACTTCTAACATCATAGCACATCATTTGCTTTTGTCAACACATCATTTCTACAGCTCCAGGCAGTGGACACAAAAAAACCCCACCATTTCTGGTGGAGCTTGATGATCAGCTAAGTGCCTAAGCTTAGGCTGTCTTTACTCGCTTACCAGCTGTGGCGCGCGCGGTCTTGACACCAAAGCGCATTGTGGCCGTGAAGCGCAGCACACCATCTGTATCCTGTGCGCGCAAGACCTGGACAGACAGACCAGAAGGATCAGTAGCTGTGGACACATCACCAGGGAACATACCAGCATAAGGCAGACCCATACCAATTGCGAGTGCGTCAGCACCGCAGGCAAAAGCTGCGAGATTTTCAGAATTGGTAGGAAGGTCAGTGAATTCAAAGACCTGGAAGCCAGCAATCGTGCCGATCAGACCAGACGAAATCAGGGAGGATTGACCAGCCTGATTGAAAGGAGCTGTCAGGGTAGCATCCTTGCGGAGCGCGCCAGCATAAGCACCATTGACCAGGAGGCAGCGGGGATCACCAGCCTTGGCATCATTGAGATCTGTATTGAGATCAACGACCTGGGCATAATTGAAATTAGCTGCAGTGATCACTTCATTGGCCGAGAAGTTAGCATTGACCAGCTCAGCACCAATCAAGGCGTGAAGCTTCTTAGAAAGCTGGTTGATGGCTTCAGGCACAAAGGCGTTGGCCAGGTATTGCTCACCATATTCACCCACTTCATCAGGAGTAAATTCCTTGGTGCTGTGGTAATGTTTAAGAAGCACTGTGACACCTGTAAGGTCTGCGTTGTCACCTTCCTTATAGCCACCATTGGCCTTGGAGAATTCCTTGGCAACGCCACCCGAAACCAGATTGACCTGGATCGACTTGCCAACGGCATTGGTGGTGAGGTTTGTGGAGAAAGCGGAGAGGACACCCAAGCGACCCTTAAGGCCAGCCAGGACGATTTCGGAGAGAACAGCAGGAGCTGCTGTGAATGTGTTAGCCATTTGATTTAGTTATTTAGGTATTAGAGTTAGGGGAAAAATTAGAAGCCAGGAGCAATGATGCTCTTGTGCTTTTGGAAGAAGGCTTGGCGCTCAGCACCAGGCTTCATTGCCATAAAGGATGCAAAGATCTGCTTGGCATCCTGGGCTTCAGCCAGCGCGTCAGTAGCTGGGGAATTGGCCACAGGCTTAACACCCAGGGAAGCTACCACCTTGGCAGCTTCCTTGCTGGCTGTGATCTGATTGGCCTGGGCTTCAGCAAGCTGCTTGGCCAGGGTATCCTTCTCACCTGTGAGGATGGCAATGATGCTTTCCGCATCAGCCAGCTTCTTTTGGGCTTCAGTGGCCTCAAGCTTGATGGATTCAGTGCTGGCCATCTTCTCAGCTGCTAAGGCTTCAAAAGCCTTCTTCAGCTCAGAGTGTTCAGCCTGGGCAGTGCCAAGGCTGGCATTGAGCTGAGCAACCATTTCTTCAGGGGTGGAGGATGTAATTTCTGTGGCCATCTTATTAATGCACCAATGGTCAAATCACTTCTTGAAAGCTTTGGCCTGGATACCCTGGCTGGCTGTGCCTTCCAGCTGGCCAAGCAGGATCTTCAAGCTGTCGGCCAGACCTGTCACCAAGCCCTTTGCTGCAGCTTCTTTGCCAGACATTGTGCCACCATTTAGATCAGCATCAGCCACCATTGTGCGCTTCATCTTCACGGAAGCCTTAAAGCTGTTGGCAGCATCCATCACGGATTTCTGCAGATAGGCATCCTGGGCTTCAGTGATTGGCAGGCCAGGGACACCAATGCCCTTAAGCTCATCAGATCGATAGATGCGGACATTGATGCCCATTGCCTTGGCTTGCTCAGATACATCTGTTACCACAGCATACACACCCACGCTCCCTACAGAAGCTGAGCTGGATGCCACCAGGCGCGTGCTGGCACTTCCGATCCAATAGGCAGCGGAATTCATTGAGCCAGATGTGTAAGCAATTGTTTCCTTCCCAAGCCCCCTGATCTTATTGGCCAATTCCTCCACCCCATCAATCGTGCCACCATCTGAATTGATATTGAACAGGATGCGCTTGGCATCAGATGCCATACCCTGGTCAATCCAATCATCCACTGTTTCCACATCAGTAGCACCAATGCCTTCAAGTGGGCTTAGCCCCTTGCCAATCATACCCTGGATAGGGATGATAAATGTGCTGCCTACCTGGTAAGGCTTAGGAGCTTCACCAAAAAATTTGGATAGGAGATCAGTAAAGCCCTGCTTTTGGACTATGGCCAGGTGCTGCTGTGCAACCTGGTAATCTACCAGGAAGGGGCGTTGACCATTGATTGCTTTGATAAGTGAGCGCATAGGGTTTAAAGTTAGGCAGGCTGATCAGGAGAAGGCAGGCTGCCATCAGCCTGGGCAATCTGGAATTCAGTGGCAGTAGGTTTGCCCTGGCCATCTTGCAGCCAATTGAAGCCTGGCTTGTATAGCATCCAAAGTGGCAAGCCTTCAGCTTCAGCCAGCTCCTTGATAAATTTGAAATCCTTGGCGCGCTTCACCATCTCAGTGCGCAGATCCAATCCGCGCTGGGCATAAAGCTCAGACATAGAAAGCAGCCCCAGCTCCACATCAGCACGATCCTGGGCAGCATCACGGCCAGCATCAATGGTAAGGCGTTTAGGTGTAGTGCAGCTGACCTTCCACCAATCGGGGCTGTCAGGCAGCTCACCATTGGCAATCTTAGTGCCAATCACATACCTATAAATAGGGATGATAAAACGCTCAATCAGGATGGTCTGCCAGCGGGAAAATACCCTGTCACTTTTGGCAGCAATTAATCTCAGTGCTGCGCCCCCTGCTTCAGAAGGGTTAATGAATTCATAGGGGATAGATCCCCTGCTGATATCAGATTGGATGGCCTTAAGGAAAGAAACGAAATTTCCATTTGGCCGTTTGCTTTCTAAGCTGCCAAGGCTTTCACCTGGCTCAAGCACAGCCAGCTTGCCCCCTAGCTTTCTGGCCAGGGTTTCACCATTGCTGCCACTTGTGCCCATCTCATCCTTAAGCTGGCCTGCGACAAAGCCACCTTGCTTGTGCAACACCCTTGTGAAATCGGAGTCATTGCGGACAGCGAGCATTTCCAATTTGAGTAGCTCATCCTCCGATTGAATATCTGCCCAGCTGTGTTGAAGCAGGGGAAGCCCCCGCGCGCCAGATGAATAATCCTGCTCACAGATGTGCATCACAGAATTGGCAGGGATCTCCCTGCTGACCTTATTGGGCTGCAGAAAATTGTAAGATACAATTCTGCCAACACTGTCAAAGCGCACACCATCAATCATCCCTTCAGGCACAGGCACTCCCTCAGGGTTGCCTACCTTATGCCCTTCCACCAGCTGGATCTTGGGATTGCCAAGCTCATCTGTGGTCAGGATGCCAAAGCTGTCACCATCACGCAGCGCGCCCCTAAGGGGCAGGCGTTGCAGATCTACCCAGGAAAATCGCCCTGACAGATCCAGCTGCTTGGCTGCTTCAGCAAAAGCTTCTTCATAAATCGCAGCCTTATCCCCATCTGCACTGTGGCATTGGATGGTGATGCCATCTGCCCCACACACATAGGTCACATAATCACCCAGGATCTGGCGCACCAGGCCACAATTGCGCTCACCATACCTCAGGCGTTTAATCATCTCCAGCCTATCATTGGCTGTGTAATCCACTGAGAAATCTACAGCTGTGCCATAGATTGCAGCACGATTGGTGCTGGCCTGGATGCTAGTGAATTGAGCTGAGCCAGCCAGGTGCTTAGGTTTAGCACCATCACCCTGGATGGTAGGCTGTGTGGTTTTGCGTTTAGCCATAAATTAATCTTCCAGATTTTGCCAATTGGATTTGATAACAGTGGTGCGCTCACCATAGGTCACGCTGTCCGCAGCTGATAGGGCAAAGCAGGCTTCACTGAAACGCTCCTTGGCAGGCATTGTGATGGCCTTGCTAACACTTGTGCCACTGTCACTGTAGCTTGTGGTGATCACCCCTGTGGTTAATTCCACCAGGGCAGCATCACGGATTGCCACAAGAGTGAGAACAGGAAGCCCAATAAAAATCCCTGAAGAAGCCATTTGAAATTGCACCAAAGGTCAATGGGGGTGCTTGCTGGCCTGCCCCACATTACAATGATCCCACCCGATTGCTTTGCACAGACCAGCAAGCACTTGCCTTATCCTGCCCCATCAGTGGCCTGTGTCAATCCACCTTCAGGCTGCGCGCCTGGCCTTTCTTCTTCAGACACATCCCTGCCAATGATGCCCCAGCGCACAGCCAGGATCACACCCATACAGGCACAATCCCAGGCGTGATTGCCTGCTGTCTTTCCAGCTGGCATAATCCAATGGGCTTTGCCTGATCTGCTATCCTTCACCCTCACTTCAGCTGTGAGCTGTGCCACATAATCATCAGGCACATTTCTTGCATAGGTATGCAGCCTGCGTTTCTGCAATCCAGCCAGGAGATCCTTAGTGGCCAGATTGCTCCACACAATCATTTCACATCTGCGCGCCTGGCCTGGCACAAAGATCAGCTGCTTGTCGGAATAAAATCGTTTGGTGGTTTTAGTGCCCATATCCTGCACAGTGAAATCAGCCTGGCCACTTCCTCTCAGTGCCTTCCATCCCCTGGCTGCACATTGGGCATAGACCTCTTGCGTCTGATCTCCTGAGTCAACACCAGCCAGGGCTTTGTTTACCTGGTGGAGTTTAGCCAGATCATCAAGCTGTTGCCAGGTGTCCACCTTGCCAAACCAGCGCAGCCTGCTGTGGCCTGTCTTGCTCCAGCTCCTTACCTCAGCCCAGAAGAAGCCCCGCTGCACATCTATGGAAAGGGTGCGGAATGGCACTGAGCCATCAGGGATATTGCTGCTGTGGATATCCACCACCCTGGCTTCAGGTGTAATCTTAGCTTCCATATCCCAATCATCACCCAGGGAATAATCACCAGCCTTGGCCTGGCTTGCAATCTCGCCCCCATCTTCTGACCAGGGCAGTGCCAATCTCTTTTGCTTCCACACCCTGCGCCCAGACTCATCCCCATACAGGTCTGCACTCTCTTTGGCCTTCAGCATCCTGACAGCTTCCTTGCCCCAGGATGAATTGATCAGGCAATTCCAATGCAGGCCAACATTGCCCCAGCTGCTCCCTGTGCTGGTGGCCTTGAAGCTTGCACCCCTTTCAGGGTTATTGGCATCAGCCCTTACCCCTGGGGTATCCTTCAGCCTGACCTGGCAGTGCGCGCATTCATATGTAGTGCCCACTTCCACCAGCTTGGTATCCCACATACCACCCACCTTAGCTTCTTCAGGGAAGCGA